ATACCAAGTAGAAGCAGATACGGTCCCAGTATCTATCGCATTTGCTCCAGTGGTGGACATTGACAAGGTTAGACTTATGCTTGCCTGAGTATATGGGCAATAATCTGCGGCGATTGTGGCGGCGGTATTAGATGTTACAGTGGAAACTACATTACGAAAATCATTGAAATTGAAGTCGCTTGATGTTGCTATACGTTTCCAATCAGTCCATGTTCCAGCATTGCATCTGCGTTCAAATGAATTAAATGATGCTGTTCCATATCCTGTTGCTCTTTGGTATACATAGGTGTCTTGATAACGAATAACTATAACATAATACCATGTAGTACTTCCACTTGTAGGAGCATTTGTTAGGTTATTGCCGATAAAAAACCCAGTGGTTAAATAATTGTTCCAATCGCTTGTTGCTGTTGCTGCCGCTGTGCCAAGGCCATATCCGCTAGGTGCTGCCCCCAAATTTGTCCTTGCCGCTGCCGCTGTGGTTGCTCCTGTTCCGCCTTTATCTACGGAAACAGGTATTTCTGCATTTCCTGCAATTGGCATATATATTAACTCCGTAGTTACAGAAGAAGTTATTTGATATATACCTACATCACCAATTGCGGTAGTTCTATTACTTCCTCCGTTAGTTAAAACTAAACTGGATGAAGCAGTTAAAGTTCTTGCAGTATTCCATTTTATAAAAGCTATTCCTTGCGTCCATCCTGTTATTGATGTAATTGCTTCACTGCCATTGGCAAGAAAAATATTACTATCACTTGTTAAAGTTAAAGCACCGCTTGTGCTTGTAATAGTCGCTTGCGGTGCTTGTTTTAATGCTTTTTCAAGACTTCCACCTTGCGTAGTTAATATATTCCCTAAAACCGTTTCCAAATTGCTTATATCCGCATCCGAAACCGTATAACCAAGATTAGAAAATACATTTCCTAATGCTGCAACCATTGTAGAAAGCTGATAATACATTTTATTGTGCATCATAGGATCGGCAATTCCAGTTCCTACTCCGTCAGATATTTCTTTTAGTGCTTGATAATTAACATCGTTATACATATTTGTTTGGTTTTGGTCAAATTGAACAAAATTACTACTTCCAGACATTTATTCACCTCCTAATATTTAATACATGTATTAATCACAATATAAGGTGGCATATTGTTATGAGATACACCGCCACCGGTTGATGTAGTTGATAATCCAGAACTGCTATTTGTTCCTATCCATCCATTAGGTGTGCCGCCAGCAGCAACGGAATAACTTATAGGCCCATTATGAGTATGTGATGGCATTTCAGAAATTGTCAAAGAATGAGTAATTTCCCCACCAGTAGCCCCAAGCGTTGAGTAAGTAGTCCCTTTAGTCAAAATAAACTTGTCTCGGCAGTCTGGCAAATTAAAGGTTGTTACGCTATCTCCACTGCCATAAGTAACTCCAATTGCAGCAAATAAATTAGCATAAGTTGTCCGAGATATGGCTGAACCATCACATAATAAATAACCTGTTGGTGCGCTTGAACAAAACGTTTGCAACATCGTTCCGGCAGGAACACTAGTACCGGATAAAGGCATATAAAAAAGCTCTGTAACAACAGAACCTACAATTTGATATATTCCTGTATCACCGTATACTGTGGTCCGGTTTGTACTTCCTAGTAATTGCAAATTTGTTCCATGCGTCAAAGTCCTAGCCGACAGCCATTTTATAATAAAAAAACCTTGTGTTACTGCGGTACTTGTTATAGATGTGATTGCTTCTGTTCCTTGTGCATAATACGTATTAGTTGTTCCATCCAAAGTTAAAACCCCGCTGGAACTTGTTATAGTAGTTGGTCCAGAAAATTGTAATTGTCCTGCCATTTTACTACCGGCGGTATTAACTAGTGTTTCGAAATTTGTTATCAAAGTATCATAATCGCTATCGCTCATTGTATATCCTTGGTTTGACATTGCCTGAGATAGTGCGGCACATATTCCCGAAACTTGATAAAATAATTTATTGTGAACATTAGAAAGCGCAATTGCAGAAGACGAAACTCCTTCTGATCGTTGAGAAGCACTACTATAATTAGCATCGGTTAATTGATTATTACCGTCAGGATTAAAACGTAATATATTTGTACTACCTGCCATTTAATATCTCCTTTCTAGTCCCAAGTACCTTCGTCGTATGCGTGAGTAGTATTAATATCATAATAGAACAACGGTGGATCATCTTCTCCGATTGACCAGTACCCCTTACCATATCCAGCCTGATAATCATTATCTAATCCATAAGCAAACATAGGAAGTTTTGAAGCGAAGAAATATTTCATTCTTACGCCTTGCGGCCTTGGAACAATATAACCTTCTCTGATTAAATCCCGCATGGTTTGCGTAATAGATATACCAGCCACGCCTACAGTTATAGACATATCTTGGTTATCCTGCATTATTACTGCACCGTTAGGAAATAGAGTAGCCCACAAACTTTCAATATCCGAAGCTTGGCCTTTCCATTGATTTAATCCCATTTTTGCCTTTAACACCGTTTGATAAGTATTATCATCCAATGTTGGACTAGAGCCGTCCGTAGGCTGAAAATTTAATGTCCTAGATTGTCCTATTAGTTCTCCTATAATGTCCAGTTGATCTCCTACGGCATTATCAACATCAAAGGTGGAGTAGAACGTATCCAGTACTTTGTTTAAATCATTGAACGGAGTAAGAAGAACAGTCAACCACGCCATAAAATTAGGCTTGTTACGATAAAGACTAGTAACTAATTTTAAATAATAACTAATATCGTTCATCGTTCCTCCTATGAAGCATTGACTGTAACATTTGCTGTTAATCCTTCAACAACTGCATCAAACGCAATGGAAATATCACTTGAAGATTGTCCTCCACTTGTAATTCCGGCTATAATAGCAGTTATAGAAAAAGTCGGTTTATAAATGCTTGTATTAACTGCCATAGCCGCTGCATATAAACCGGAAATCGTTAATTCTTCCCCGATCTGCAATGCGTTAAGATACTCAACAATAGCTGTTTGTATTGAAGTAGTAGTAGATGTGGTGTATCCAGTTAATTCTTTAACGGTAACAGTTACGTAAATGGGAACATAGGTTGGTCGATAAAATCTAACTGTGGTTTCTGTTCCATATGTAGAATCGCTAATTACATATTCAACATCACCGTTTAGATAACAACCCAACCCTCGATTATCATAGATAGCTTGTGCAACATTGGCAATGGTACCACCTTCAACAATAGGTGTAATAGAATGGGCTGGAGTTCCATCACTGTCAGTTGCATTTGTGTAATTTTCGATTACTCTATATCTGGTTACTCCGCTAGTGGCTGCTATTGCAGATATGGTCCCTTCAAGAATAGTTTGCGAAGGTAATTCTGTACTAGTTGTTTGTCTTGATCGAAATGCTGAATCAGTTTCCTGGTCAGTTCCGGCAACAGCAGCACTTGAATTTGTAACGCTTGTCCATCCACTTGTAGGAGTAGCTATTGTGGTTAAGTTTCCTGCGGCGGCTGTAATTGATCCAATGGTTTCACAGGTTGCCGTAACTGTTACCGTTCCACCACTTCCTATTGTGGTAGTGGTTGGCAAATCCCAATAATAGCCGGCTGTATCAGTTATTTTACCGCTTGTTATTACGGTATCGGCAGTACCTGTCAAAATAACATCACAAGTAGAATAAGATGCTGATTTACGCGATATACCATTTATTTTATATAGCGAATCCTGCTGCGCTCCTATAGCGGTAGTTGCTCTTACGCTGTTATAGGCTTGTTGTGCTAAACTCATAGAGTCATAAGCCATTAGAGCGATAATAGAAAGAAGCTGATAATCTGCACTATCAGCTTCTAAATAAATATCGCTCCCAAATATCGTTTGTGCCTCGCTCACATAGTACGCTAGTATATCTGAATAGGTAGGAATTGTTATTCCAGTAGAACTTATCGTAGGGGCTGTATAGCTCATTTATTCACCTCCTATGCCGTAGTAGAAACAGTGGTTGTAGTTCCATATTCCGTTGTTACTTGTGCCGTAAAACTATAAGAACGTGTTGAAGCATCAAAATTGCTAGAAACATTGCTTATACCAGAAACACCGGTAACACTTTCGATTTTTTGAGTTAAGATAGAGGTAATGGCAGATGTTTTACTGCCAGGTGCGCCTAATATTTGCTGCCAAAGCGGTAATCCTAACGAAGTATCTTCCCACCATTCTGATTCGTATAGGCCTAATGTTGTTTGTATAGCTTGAGATACAGCATCGGAATTAGTTAAAAAAGTTTGAGAACCTTGTCCAAAGCGATAATCACCATTATCATCTAACTTTCTATATATTAAACTCATACAACACCTCCGGTATTACCTGATCCAGTTTCAACACCACTATGAGTATGACTAATAAATGTTTTTCCGGAAATAATCACATTGTCTGAGTCTAAAACTATATTTGTGGCTTTTAGTGTTATTGTTCCATCTGACACGCTAACAGCAGTATTTCCGTCTAATGTGCGAATTTGTGCGCTTGATGTAGAATAATTAGATATAACATTTGGCTGACTCCATACGCCTAAAATAGCAACGCCGTCACTTAAATCATGACGGCGTAATTCTACCTGATTTTGAGTTCCTCCAGACTGCCACCAAGCATCGAGACAACAATCCTGGAATAAAACTATACATTCATCACCTTTTGTCGGCGGTACGGTAATGACAAAACTACCTGCTTTAGGAACAACAATAGGCACATCAACAAGAAGGGGAATAGATTGCCAAGATGTATTTCCGTTAATGCTTAGTTTTTCTTTTATTGCCAATTGCACTGTTACTGTTTGGGTAGAAGAATCAAAACTTTGTATAATACCAGGCATAGATACTCTAATATCATAATTTAAGTTTTTTAAGGCTTTATCTAATACCATTTCTGGTAGTGCCATATGCTCTGGTAATGTCGTTGTTACTTCTGCCATAAAACCACCTCAATTCGGGTTTGCCATGTTATAAGGGATCATACCTTGCGGGATAATTCCAGTAATCTTTGTATACCATTCGTTTTCGCGTGTACTCCCTGTATGAGTAATCCTAGCAACTTTGTATTCACCGTCTTTTTCCAGCATGGTAGGCGTAGAACCTATATTAATTAATTGCTGTCTAACAGCCGACTGGTCTAATTTTATTGTCATAGCTGGATTTGTTATAGTTATATTTGGATTTAATAATACGGTGCAAGTTACTCCATAATCAATCTGTTGTGGATATCCAATAAGGCCAGTAGAAGGAGATATTGTTACCGTTTCGCTTGTACTATCTAATATTTTAGTAATATGAACCGCATCATCAATTACATAAAATTGAGCATTGTTTGCATCTGCTATTTGTTGCAAATATTTTTTTGGTTCTCCAAAATACACACGGCCCCTTGGCAATTTTGAACTATCCAAGTTATCTGAAATAGTACCAGTGGTAATAGTAGAACTTGCATTTGCGGCTAGATTATAAATAGCACTTTGTGGATTTATCCCCGCTGCCATAGTAAAAGCCACGTAATTGTTGTCTAAAATTCCGTGGCCATCAATACAGTGAAGTGTTAATTTATAATCCGTTGCGCTTTCTCTTTGCCGTATTACTTGAAATATTTTTCCTTTAAATATCTGACCATATGCTCCAGAAACGTAACCGGCGTTTATAATTACGGTCCCTTGCGCTCCGGTAACTATTTGATTATCTGTTGCTGCATTTAAATTCCATAATTCTATATCTCCGTAATGAATACATTTATATCCAGGACGGTCAACAGTAAATCGGCACATTAACGCAAGATCACCAAAGTTGCTATCCGATACATCTATTTGTGTACCATTTGATAAAGTAATAAGTATTTGCCATTTACGACCATAATATGAATTATTTAAGTCAATTGTTGCCATTTCCCCTCCTAACTAGGAGTATCACCCCAATACAAAAGGAAATCAGTTCCTAAATTTGTATCGTCAGGATAATTGGAAGTTGTATTACTAACTTTACTAATATAACAACTTCCAATCTTTAAATAAGCATATTGTCCTAATATATTGGGATCGCTAGAATCATCCGTTAAAAGCGGTATACCGTCAAGTAAAACAGTGCTAGTGCTAACGTTTGTAATCCGCATGGTCCAATATCCGGCCAGACGATTATAACTAATAAAAAACTTTAATGTTAGACTTGCATCATCAACAGTTAAAGTAGTTTGGAATGTTTGATTGGGGTCTGTTGTTAGCGGTATTATTTGCATTTAACCCCTCCTATGCTGACGTAGCATTAACAGTACCATTATTTGTAGTTCCTGTTACTTGAGATAGTGCGCTTGTGGTTGTGGCAACGGTAGCAACTAATAATTGCTTAAAATTTATTGTTGCTCTTAAACCGTTTTGTGTTCGGTAATCATCAGCGGCAGTTATTTGCTCAATAACCATATTTTCATATTGTTTTAACCTAGTATGGATAGTAAGCGGCAAACGATTTTGTTGTAATTCAAGTAATTTACGATAGGCATTTACTGACTTACTTGGCAAGCTACCTGACCATTCAGCTTTTACCAATGAAAGCATGGCATCGGACATGCCTATTTCAAGTGATAAAGTTGCTGGCATCATAAAAGCATGGTCAACAACATTACCGCCAGTTTGCACCGGATGCTCAGTCATTTGTACAGTTTGATTATGGTCTTCATGAAAAACGGCATCAAAAAAATAATAATTTGAATTATTACTGTCATAAATACCTGTTTTTATTCCAATTAGTTGTGATTCTGTATTATTACCATAATCTGCCCATTGAGTAGGTTGCCAAGCATTTTCAGCAACTTTAGTGGTTACTGTTTTTGTGGTTGTTGACAACAATTCTATGGTTTTATAGGTTGCGTATAATTCGCTTAGCGTAGTTAATGTTGTTGTCATTAAGCTAGTACACCCCCATAGTTTCTAATCTGTCGGGCATAAGCTTTTGTTTGTGATTCTTCTATTCCTTTTGCTACTGCATTGCCAATCTGTGAGGCACTAGCGTTTGGTTGAGAAACGTAAACATTAACATCTCCAACGCTCATACTGTTGCTATAGGAACTAGAACCACCTGTATATTGATAACCACCCATACCAGATAAACTATTATAATTTGCTGATGCGTCACTAAGTTCTGCGCTCATTCCTAATACTCTACCTGCATATTCTTGGTTTTCTTGTGTTCCTGCTGCTCCGCTTGTTCTCCATCCAGGACCACCATTGTAAGCCCTAAGAGAATCAGGCCAATTCTTTTCTCTGGCATACATTTGTGCTAAGTATTTAGTACCACCCATAATATTTTCGCGTGGGTCATAAGGATTTACTCCCAGTTCTGCGGCTGTGTCAGGCATAAGTTGCATTAATCCTATAGCACCGGCACTACTTACAGCATTGGGATTTCCACCTGATTCAGCTTGAATTACTCTGCGAATTATATTTTCTGGTACTCCATAACGTTGTGAAGCTTCTTTTATATATGAATCAATATCTGAGCCAAAAGATTTATTACTTCCCCATGAACGAGTAGAGCCGTTTCCTTCGCCGCCCATAAAATTCTTAATCAAATTAGGCAATATGGATTTCCCTACTTTTGCAGCGTCAGACCAACGGCCTTGCATTGCTAAACCAACCATTTCTACAACAGCGGCTATAGCACTCCCCATTCCAGCTATCATTCTAAGCGGGGCCGTCATTGATTGCCCTACAGAATGCCAAAAATCCGAAAACTTAGTATCTCGCGATATAATACCCATTTGTTTACCCAAACTAATAAAACCATCAACAAGAGTTTCTACCGCACGTCCTATATTCTGAAACATTCTATACAACTGCGTTAATGTACCATTTTCCTGCAATGCAATTGTTATTTGTCCAAAGATAACAGATAAAATGTCTTTCAATCCAGGAAATATAACTTCTGCTAATTCTTCAAGCTTCTTACCAAGATTAACAAAATAATCATACAAACCAGACTTGACAACAATATCTTTAAATTCTTGCCAAGCGTTTCTTAACGCTTCTATAACTGGTTCTAATTTACCAGTATCCTCAAGTTTTTTATAGATAAGCGCAAAAGCTTCTGCTAAAGCCATTGCCTTGCCTACAACGCCGCCTAAAAAGAATTGGGCTACTATTCCTGCAAACTCTAAGAATGTTTTTTGTCCTTTTGTAAGTGAACCCCAAAGTTTTTCTAATTCGGTTCTAAAACTATATATTTTATTTACAGCATCAACAAAACCGCCTATTACTTTAGCAAGCCATCGGGCTATTTTATCGGTCCATATTGGCATGTTTTGAGTTAACCAATCATTTAAATCTTTTAAACTTCCCTTAAATCCTCCGACTGGACCAGCTAAATATTTTACTAAATAATAAGCAATCCATTGCAAAGCATATTGTGCTTCAACTTTTAGCCGTGTAATCTCAAACCGTATATCCCGAACACCGCGCATAGTACCGCCCATATCGCCGCCCATTTGTCCCTCTAATTGTCCGGTTTGACGCATAAGGGAAAAGTACCGTTCCCGAAGTTCCGGTATCCAAGCTATATCATTTATATTTTCGCCCATAGCTTCGGTAACAATCTTTAATTGCTTTGCCTGTTCCGTTGTCATATACATACGTAAAGCGAACTTTTGATATCCTAGGTCTAATTGTGCCACATGGTCAATTAACCCCGCGCTAGCCGTGGTTACGCCTGTTAAAGCACCGACTATAGTAGAAGATGCTTTTATAAAGTCTCTTGCCATACCGGAGGTAGTATTCTGGACATTTTTAGATAAGTCATTAAGTGCTTGATTAACTTTGTTAAATTCATTATTATTTACAGAAAATCCAAGAGATATAAGGTAGCTTTTTATTGTTTCAATGTTCACATTATATTCACT